CACGGTGTTGAAGTCAGAACTCGTCACCGAGGTCTGCTCCAGCATCGCGGCCAGCGAGTTTGCATGGATGATGATGTTCCGACCTTCAGCCGGGACATTCTTGGTGTTGAGGATCTTCGCGGCTTCGCGCAGCTTGGCAATGTTCATATTGGTGTTTGCGCCACCAATTGAGTTCGCCACCGTGCCGGTGCCAGACGCAGCATTCAGCGCGTCGAGGATCATCTGATCCTGGCGGCGACCGATTGCAGCGCCGACCACCTGGGCCAGCTCTTGACGCTCATCGAAGTTGACCTTCTGCTGCGAGAAGATGTCGCTATACTCTGCGGCATTCCAATCGCCCAACGTGCAGGTGACGGTCGAAAACCCGACGTTCATCGGGGTGACATCGGTCTGAGTCACGCGAGCCGTAGCCACGCCGCGACCGACTTTCGGGAATTTGACGGTTGAGCCTTCGACACCTCGACGCTGACGAACCGCACCCACCAGCATTGCTTTGCCCTGGTAGGCTTGTTTCACCTCAGCATCGAACAGAGTCACAAAGGCGTTCGAAAGAGAAACGCTCATTTGATTACCTCATTCGGTTGATGATCAGGGTTGTCGCGCTGGTGAGCCGCTGCTGCGGGCCTCGCTTGCTGATTACGGTCAGCCACTCGTCGGATTCATCCGCTGTCAGGGTCGAGACATTGCATCCCGATATGCCTTACCGATCAAGATAACCGAAACGATATCGCATTGCAAGCAGACAAAAAAACACCCGGACGGAGCCGGGTGCAATCCGCGCTGGGCGGGAAGGAGGAGACGCGAACCAACAGGGTGATTATCGCACAACTGCAGCGAATAGTCGCTCGACCTTCTGCCGGTAGGAATCATCGGTCTTGTAACGCGGGTCGCCGACCATCCGATACAGCTCTTCCTTGCTCGGGGCATTCTCCATCGGCATAGACTGGATCGGCACCCGACCCTCGTAAGTCTCGCGGAGTTTCATCATCATCCGCAGACCTGCAGCGGTGCCGTTGGCGATCTTGAACTCTTCCCAATCATCGTCCGAGAAGATCCCCTTCTTGACCATGCCACGGCCCCATTCAGCCATGCCGTTGACCATAGCCTGGCCATTCGGCCCCAGCTTCTTCAGCTCGGTGCCGGGATCAACGATATCGCCTGACATCGTGTCCTTCGCCCGTTCCTGAAGCTGCACCACCAGATCGTCGAATGATGCCTGGCTGAGTCCGTTGTCTTTCGCCCAGCTGGTCAGCACCTCGGCCATCGGGTTGTCGGCAGCGGCTTCGCCGAACTTGCTCAGATCGTACTTTCCATCAGCCGGTGCGTTGTGCGCCCCCTTGCTGATCTTCGCTCGCAGATCCCGCCAGGACTTGGCAATACCCTCGAGATCCGGTTCGTTATCGTCCTTCTTCCAGAAGTTCTCTGGCCAATAGTCCGGTCGCTGCAGCGGTTCGTCATCCGTTGACGATGCGGCAGCAGCTGGCGCAGCCTCCTTGTGGCTGATCTCTGTCCTGCTCGGTTCAGCAGGCGCTGCTTCGGGTGCTGCTGAATCGAGTAGGCTGGCGCTGCCAGGCTCGTTTGCTTGCTCGCTCATAGCTTCCTTGCTCGTTGAATCCGCGCAATCAATCCACGGATCACATCCCGCTGACCTTCAGCGAAGTATGCGAACGATGGATCAGTACCGGGCGCGGCAACCGGCACATCGACGTAGGTGGCCTTCAGCACCATCAGCAGCTTCTGGCCATCCTCAGTTCCGAATACCCGCATGGTCAACCTGTCGAGGTCGTCCCTGCTCTGCTGGACATCGCGCACATCCAGCGTGATCGCATCGAGTTCGTCCCAACTCATGCAGACGCTCCTTGCAGCAACGCAACAAGCGCAGCCTTCTGTTCATCGGTCAGCGCAGCCAGCGGATCGACCGGGACAATCTCAGGCTCTGGCGCAGGCTGAAGCACCCACACCTGCCGCCAGACTCCATGCTCGTCCTGCTGCGGATCTTGCTCGATAGCGATCATGCCGGATTGCCTTGGCATCTCTGTCGGCAACACCAGCGGAATGCCCTCTGCTTGCAGAAGCTCGACATTGGCGTTCGCAGGAACGCTACCATCAGGATTGAGGAGGAATTGTCTTGGCATCTTGTCCTCGTCAGAAGAAGGTCACAACACGGACATAACCGTTGCCGCCATTACCACCAGCACCGGAGTTGACTGTGTACCCTGCGCCACCGCCACCACCACCCCCTGCCGGGTAGCCACCTGCGCCGCCGTTGCCAGCAGTAGTGCTGTCACTTGCACCGCCGCCACCACCAGAACCACCGACAAAGCGAGAAGATGCCGCTGCGCCGGGGCCACCGTTCGGGGAGCCTGTGCTTCCAGAAGTACCACCTCCAGCAGTTAATGATGTTGTGGTATCAAACAAAGCTCCCCCAAGTCCTCCCGCCCCGCCTACTCTCGCAAGAGAGCTGCTTGCTGTAAACCCGGCACCACCAGCCCCTCCTCCAGCTTTATACCCACCGCGACTACCGTTTCCTCCGCTGGTTATAGAACCACTCGCGCCATTTGAATCATAATAAGAGGCGCTCGAACTTGTTTCAGTTAAACCACCACCCCCTTGTCCACCCGAGATGGTTGCTGTAGTACCACCAGAACCAGACGATCCAGCTCTTGCTAGAGCTAAAGATCCAAAACTGGATCTTGTTTCGCCACTACCAGCGTTTCCGCTTGTGTCATTTGTAGTCTGAGCAGCGCCGCCCGTACCACCTGCGCCGACCGTTACTGTTTCAGTAGCCCCTAGCAAAGACGCAGGAATCCAAAGCTCTGTCCTACCTCCAGCACCGCCGCCCGAGCCGCCGCTTGCCGCACTAGCAAGACCACTAACAGACCGTTTCCTGCCAGACCCGCCGCCTCCACCACCACCAAATAAAAGCACATAAACCATCTTCGCACCGGAAGGCTTCGTCCATGTCGATGACCCGGTGCTGGTGAACTCTTGGATGTCTGCGCTTGCTGCACCGCCGCCACCACCTCCAGGCGCCCATTTCACACCAGACGATTGAGTACTATCAGCGGTCAGAACGTAAGCATCAGTACCGACAGGCAGACGCACATTGCTCGTGCCATCGTTGACAAGCAGATCGCCCTTTGTCGTCAGCGGAGCGATCTGATCGGCCTGCGACAGAACCTTGACCGTCCCGCCGCTGTCTTTGAAATACAACTTCCCGTCAGCGGTGTTGACCACCAACTCACCAGCGGACAGGCTCAGAGCAGTCGGAACCGATCCGGGTGTGCTGCTGTTTCTAAGCTGAATCGTGGTGGTGTTGCCAGACAGCATCCCCCATTCTGGCGTTGTCGCGCCAGCTTGCAATATTTCACCCGGAGCGCCAACGCCCAGCTTTGCCAGCGTTGTGCTTGCGCTCGCATAGAGCAGGTCGCCTACCGCATAGGAAGCAATGCCTGTCCCGCCATTGGCAGCGGCAACCGTTCCGGTCAGACTGATATTCGGCGTTGCCCCACCGCTCGACGCCAGAGGTGCAGACGCGGTGACAGAGGTGACACCGCCGCTTGACACCCACTCGAGCGCCGTCCCATTCGTCCCGATAACCTTGCCAGCATTTGAACCCTGCTGCTTGATCAGGTTTCCGACTTGAACCAACTGCGCCTGAAGGTCGGTCAGCTTGTCATCCCGGCCACCACCACCGCCACCAGTCGGCACAACAATCCAGTCGCCCCATTGTCCAGGCGCTTTCTCAAACCGGAACATCAGCCCCTTGCGCTCATGCTTCGGCATCGGACCAATCGGCCCCGGCAACCCTTGCGGCCCCATCGGACCGGGTGCGCCTGTCATGCCATCAGCACCGTCCTTGCCAGCAGGACCAGCAGGACCGCGATCACCTTGCGGCCCCATCGGGCCAGTATCGCCCTTTGCGCCCTTCGGCCCTGGCGCACCATACGGACCAACAGGCCCGGTCGATCCGCGGTCACCCTTCTCGCCCTTCTCGCCCTGCGGCCCCGGCACCGGAACCGTCTCGAGCCTGACAAGACCGGGTTCACCCTTTGGGCCAGCGGGACCGGCAGGGCCAGGCTTCGCGCTGGTCAGCGCCTTCTGCGCGATCTCGATTGCTTTGGCAGCTGCCGCTCGCGCTACATCATCCCGCATTGAGCGCCTCCATCAGTCGCTGGTCAACCGGAGCGCCGCCTTGCGGAGCGCCCGCCGCTTGCATCATCGCAGCCTCTGCAGCCATCTGTTGCTGCTGCTTGGCAAGCGCTTCCTCGAGCAGAACAGCCCGCTCTGCCGCCGTGTTCCTGACCCCGTATGGGACACCGAGCTTGTCGGCCACATAGTCCACAACCCGGTCCATCTTCAGCGCCAGCTGGCCATCGGTCCCCATTGCCTGCGACAGCTGCATGAACTGCATGATCGCGTTGACCTCTTCCATGTTCTGCGCTTGCGCCAGCGGTGCAACCGGGCTGACCTTCACCTCCAGACCGTTGACCCGCAGCGGCAGATCGATCAGCCCGCGCTCGTCCAGCACCTCGAGGATCTTGCTCATCAACGGGATCATCGTCTCGTTGATCAGGCGACCGAACGCGCTGCCGAGGTTCTGCGCCAGCTCTTTCATGCGCTCGACGATCTCAGTTGCAGACCGTGCGCTCATGTTGTCAGGCGGCAGGGACTCGTCCAGCAGGATGCGCTTGATGCTTGCTGTCAGGTCGTTGATCACCAGCTGAGAGACGTTGAAGTCACCCGAGCGCGTCAGCGGCTGCAGCGATGCGCCCTGCGGTCCACCGTTCCGCGCAACCGGGATGATCGCACCCGGCACGATCTTCACCGTGTTGGGGTTCAGCACACCATCGTCTGCCGCGGTGTAGACGCCCGACACCGCCAGGCTCGCATTCTTCAGCAGCAGTTCTTTGGTCTTGTTCAGCGTCTTAATGTCGGGCAGCGCGGTGATCAGCGGTCCCCGCCCGTATATCTCGCCAGCGACCTTCATGTACCGGCTGATAACCCAAGGACTGGTCGCTCTCCTGCGGTAGACGATCTCTTCCTTCGAGATCTTGTCGATCACATGGTAGCAATAGTCGCCGCGGGTGTAGTCGTAGATCGTCGCCTCGAGCAGCTCGATGTCGTCGGTCGGTTTCTGCTCGATCCGGCGCTGCATCTCGTCGGGGATCTTGGCATCCGGCCATTGCCGCTCAATGCTCTCGCCCTTCATCCGCATCTTGCGGTAGACGTTATCGACCTGGCCGTTCGCGCCTTCTTCGTAGGTGACAAGGAACAACGGCACCGGGACGAAGTTCAGCGGGCTGACATCATCACCCGGCTGCACCATCATGCAGGCCGTGCCGACAGCCAGGTCGAGCAGGAACTCGCCGATGGCGATGTCGAAGTTCGACTGCTTCAGCGAAGCGAATGCGATGTCGTTGTAGGCATCGAGAACACCCTGCAGCTGGTCGCGCTGGTTCTTGTCCTGAATCGACGAACCAGGCTCGAGCTTCGACCATTTGCGCTGCGGCGGGAACACCACACTCTGCAGCTTATTGGCGAAGCGCTGGGTGCTGCTGATCGCGGTCGAGTCGAAGACGCGCTGCATCTTCTTCGTGCCGGTTGCGCCGCCCTCCCAAACACCGTAGAGCTGGCGCTGGGGCAGCGCGAACTCGTAGGCATCCTGGTAGATCTGCTGGAACTCATCTTTCCGGGTTTGCGCCAACTGCTGGCGAGCGATGATCTGCTCGGGCTTCAGCCTGATGCCGCCGCTCTTTTCATATTCCATTTAATCTTCCTTCGCCTGGTCGAGCAATCTGCGACCCTTTGCCGCCAGCCTGCTCGCCGATGCAGCGGTTCTCGGCGCTGGCTCGCCCCATGCCCGAGCCGCGAGCGCCAGCCGAGTCGGTTCACCCTTGTCGTTTGTCAACGGACCTGAGGGGTTTGTGTAGAAACGGGTCAGGAAAGATCCCTTGCGCCGCGCCCTGACGCCAGAAGGATTCGACTCTTTCACGCCAGGCTGCAGGTTCTTGCTCTCGCCTGAGCGCTCGAAGTGTCTGCGACCGGCCTCGGTCAGTCCACCCTCTGGATCTTTGTGCGCCGCCTTCATTTCTTCTGCGCCGCCCGCATGTTGTCCACCAGATTCGGGTAAGGTCGGCCAGCTTTTTTCGCCATCATCTCAGCGGCTTTGCGCTGCATCGGTGACAGCTCTTTCGGCTTGCCAAGACCCTTCGGCCTGTCCTTGTCCCAAACCTCTTTCATTTCTTTGACCTGTACTCTTCGAGATCTGCCTCGAGTTCCGCGGCCATCTTCATCGCGTGTTCGTCGGCCTTCTTCTGGCCGATCTGTTGCGCGATCATCTGAGCGACTTTCCGCTGGAACGCGGTCGGCTTCATCGGCTTATCCTCGCCATGCTTGCCGTTCGATTCGATTTCAATTTCAAGTTTCATTTCTTCTTGTACCCCGCTTCGGACATTGCGATGGCCACCGCCTGATCGCGGCTGGTGACCTTCTGACCGCTTGAGCTTTTCAGCGCACCGCTCTTGTACTCGCGCATGACCTTGGTGGCCTTGGCTTTCATCTTGTCCTTCTTCTCCATGCTTACGCTCCTTGCATCAGACCGCCACGCGGTCGGCGCTGAACTGCTGCGATCTTGGCACTGCGCCGCTCACCCAGCTCGCGCTGCAGATCAGACTGCAGTTGCTTGCGCTTCTGCTCGAATCCTGCTGTCTCGAACTCTCCGATCTTCGGGGCTTCAGGTATCGCAGGCGCAACAGGCGCAACCTGCTCGAAGGTCGGCACTTCCCGAGGTTCTTGGTATTCCTGCGTGACCGTCTTCTTCCTGCCAAACAACCCGGCAAGACCACCGCGAGGCATTTCGACCTGCTCTGTCTTAGTGACGGTGGGATTTTTTTTAATTTCTTCCAGTTGAGCCTGGAAAGCCTCGAGCGACTGCTGGTATGACTGACGTTGCTTCTCATACTCAGGCAGCAGGGTGGTGCGGTACTGGTCCATCTGCTGTTCATACGGGGCCATCGTCTCAGCGACCTGCCGGGTGTATGCGCCAAAGCTCTCAGCCTGCTGACCGGACAGCTCGCGCATCCGCTTATCGAACTCTGACGCCAGTCGGTCGATGCCACTGGTTGCTCTGCGGGCTGCGGTTTTCCGCTGGTATGCGGTTGCCATCAGATCATGCCCTGTGTGCCAAGCATCGGGCTGGTGATGCCCAGCTCCGGCGTTGTGCGTTCTTGGGACAGAAGCGCCCTGCGACCGCCGCGGGTTCTCGCTCGCAGCGCGGTGGCCTCGGCCTGCGCCGCCTTGCGCCGCTCCTCGTCTGTCGCCTTCCGAACTTCCTCGGCCTGGCGCTCCATCATCAGCTTGTTCTCAGCGTACTGTGACTGGCTGGCCTCGAAGGAGCGCTTGGCAATCTCTGCCTGCTGCTCGAGCGATGCGCCTGTCCTGGCATAGGCTGCGGTCTGAGCATCGATTGCCTCACGCATCCGCTCTGCGTCTTGGGCCTGCTGCGCGAGACTTTGAACCTGCGCCTCTGACGCTTGTTTCCGCGCTCGACGCGCCTCGTTCGTTTGCGCCGCAGATGCAGCAAGCACCGCCAAAGCCAGCCATGGAATAGCCATCTTAACCTCGAGTGATATCGCTCATGGAGGTGATTCTGCTGGGAGCAGCGTTTCGTGGCAATGCCTCGATATCGGTGCGATATCTGACGATAGTTCCCCCAGGGTGGAGCGCAAC